TCGCCACCGCTATACGATGCTTCGGCCTGCCCGTCTCCAATTCAATGCCACCAAGTGGGTCGCGGATGACGGAGACGGCGTTGACGGTGTCGTTGATAATAGAAGGTGTCGAACTGTAGAGTGTTAGAGTAGTTCCAGAATTCCTGGACGATATACGCCCAGAGTTCTTGTAAAGGCCGCCGGTTAAATAATACTTACCATAATCAAGTAGAAAATCTACAATAAGAAAGTCATACCCTGCGTTACTATCAGTTATATAAAGGTATCCGTCAAGAAATTTTATATCGGAGGTAGTTTGGTTTACGGTATAGAGATAGGAACCCGACACGGCTTCAAACACCATCCACTTCGTTCCCTTCAGCCGGTCCCACACGATCACGGAGTCCTGGCCATTCGTGATCGTGATGGCAAATTTCGTCGGAAATAAACCGACTTCCGCAAACCAGCTCATGTTTTTCTCGCGCTGCCGGAATCGAGCCAGGTCCCGACATACAGACGGATCGGTCAGGTCGCCAACGATCACCTTGTAGGCCGTGCCGCCTGCGGTCGTGGTCGCGGCATAGGTCGTGTCGGGGAGAACGCTGAGGAGAGAGTCGGCGTCTGCTTTGAGAGAACCGTAGAAATTAGATTGTGTATTGAAAATGTTGTTGGGGCCGCCGAGGGTTTGAGAGCCGGTCCAAATCTTGTTGCCAGAGAGCGTCCCGGCCAGATCGGAACCGGATATGCTTCCATTTCTGGTCTTGATGGAGTCTACAGCATCAGCCCTCAAGTTCGCGTTAGACACGCCCCCATTATCAATGCTGACCGAGTCAATACCAGATGTGACGGAAAGGGAATCCAGCGTCACATTCTGACCGACAATCGAGTCAACATGAAGTGACTGCCACATAAATGTAGGCAAACCCAAAACGCCTGTCCTGTCTGTGGAGGGTCGCCCAATGGGTGTAGAACCGAAAATGGTCGTTCCAAGAAGGGAATCAAAGTCCGCAATGGCAGCCCGCACAGTGTCAGCGTGAAGCGCCCACAGCAGGCGCGTAGGCAAGCCTATGCGATAGGTCCGTGTAGCACGAGGCAAGATATGTGTGGCAAGGTCAAAAAATCCAGTCACGCGAAAAGAGTCCACGACCAGCGTTCCGTTGACAAGCAGGGACTCCCCGTTGGCTATCGTAAACGTCGTTCCCCCGCCAAGCAGGTTCGTGTTAATCCAGTTCTCCGCGTAGTTGAGATAGGTATTCCAATTCGCCGCCGTAGGAATTTGTCCAGACGAAACGGTCGTGGTCGTCACCTTCGACACTCCGAAGGCCGGAGATGCCAACCCCAGGACCAGAACCATGTAGAGAATTAAGCGGCTGATACTGCCCATGATGCACCTCTCAGGTAGTACGCGGTCAAACCATGAATACGACAAGCCACGTTGTTTTGCTCGTCCACAATTCCAAACATGACGTGTGTGGAGGGATCCCCTTCCAGATCGCCCTGCAAGACCCCCTCCGTCTGCCCGGCAATAGCTGACACCCCGATCACAAATGACCCTATGGGGTCGCCGGATGCTCCACCCGTTTCGTCGTCCGAGTCCTCCACATCGCTGCCGAAGTACCGGGCGCGGGCCTGGATGATTTTTCTTAGCCCCAGATCCATTCGGAGCATCATTTCCATCCAATCATGCTCAAAGTCAGAGTGCCCAAGCCAACCCGTCCACATCTCCGCCCGGTATCCATCGTCGTCATCCAGTAGGCCGTTCCCCATCTTCATGGTGGTCCCGCCGTAGGTCCCACAGTAGAGTTGACTTGTTCCGTCCGAGTCGATCACCGTTGCCCCGGACGCAAAGGCAAAGGTTGTCGTGGCGTTCATAAACACGGACCACGTTTTATCAACCGTGTTGTAGAACAGCCCCCGGTTGTTCGTGGCTTGAGATGCGCCATAAGGAACATGAAACAATACTCCGTTGAATACGGGCAACCACGTTGCCACAATACCGCTCAGGTAATTCGAGTCCAACCCGGAGATAAACACCTCAACGGGTTTCCCTATATAGACGGGACCGATGTTCGGGTCCTTCTCTGGAATGAGGTAAGGACCGCCGTTCTTGTTGTGCCCCCGGCCCCAAAAGACCGTCATCTCTCCTGGCACATTCACCGCCGCATGTGGGCCGACGATTCCGATACCGGGCCTCAACACGTCAAAGGTGAAGTTGAAAGCCGTGCCCCCGGCGAATCCCCCGGAACCCGGCGCGTACACGGCCCACCAGAGGGCGTCTCTGAGGAAGATCAGGATGTAATGTGCCGCTGGAACAATGGCGATCACCGGAGATTGCCGGTTCGTGGGGGACTTGATAGTCGAAAGGACCTGCGGGTTGTTTGGGTCAGTCGTCGCCACTGTGCAAATTGAACGGCCCTCCCGCGTGGAGGTGTAGTCTCCTAAGAAAAAAAACTCCCGCCAGGCCGCGCAACATGACGCCCGCGTGATGTCCGGGATTAAGATGTCGGCGGTCCCGGACCCGCTCCAGATCAGGGGCGGGTTTGTCTGGTCGTTTATGACCGCGCTGCCCGTATGCGCTCCCCCGGATGGCAAACTGCCCGTCCCCACAACCTGACAAAGCGCGGTGGCGTCTATAGTCCGCCCACTTGCCCGCTCCGTAAGTGTCCCACTTACGTCCTCATACAGTTTGCCATTCGTCACAACGAGAAAATGACTGGTGTTTGAGGAGTCCACAACCTGCCCCAGGCCCGTCACCTTCGTCGCCCCGGCCTCTGCCGTCGCTATACGCCGGGTATAACCGGGCCGCTTCTCTGCGGTGTAGCCGTTCGTGATGAAGTTGTCAAACTGCACACACTCGCCGGGCTTCAGCCCGAAGATATTAGGCTGATCGTTGAGGCCCAGGAACGCCTCTATATTGATCGCGGGTCTTTGGAACATAGGGGGGTCAGGGATTGAGGACCATGGGGAGCCAGGTTAAAACCCACTTCAACGTCACGTCTACCGTGTCCGCCGCCGCCTGCGCCCCGATCACTCGGGCGCGGGCAAACATCGCGTAATTTGGGGGATTGCTGAACTGGAACAGGGTATCCCGGTTGCCTGTGCCGGAGATGATAGACGAGTCCACCGCGCCAGCACTCCACGCCTTCCAATTCGATCCGTCCGCAGACACGTCCAGATAAATCCTGACGTTGATACTGTCGTTCCGGGAGGTGTAATTAACGTACCAGGCCCATTGATCCACCCCTGCAACGAACACGCTTTTGGTGGTATCCTTTCCGGCCTGGACAATTTGTCGGGCATTTTCGAGTATCCAGCGTTCCGTACCGGGAGGAGTACGCCGAAACTCCTCTTGCGTCTGGGCGGGCAGGAGAGCCGGAAAGAACAGAACCCAAAGAATCCTTTTCCACATCCTCACCTCGCGGAAGACCGGAATGAACTGCCCACCAGGTGCCGCTTGAGATACCGGATCGTAGGGCTGCCGCCGCCGCCGATCACGTCCGTCTTACCCGCCATGCGTTCCAAGAACGCGCCCCACCTTGTCCGATGCCTGTCTCCCGCACCAGGGCCTAACCGGATGTCCAACTCCCGCGCCGCCGCGCCGTCCACAAGGGCCTCGTGGTAGTGGGCTGGGCAGTCCGGGTTGCCTGCGTCACTGTACTCGGTCGAATCGGAGGCTGTTCCGCTCTCCGCGACGTGCGTGAGCATCCGAGAGTAAGCGTAATAGATCGTTCCCGTCGTCGCCCACGTTGCGGACACTCGCGGCCAGAAGAAAAACTCTCTGCCCAGGATACCCCAATAATCCGGGCTTCCCTGGTCCGACCAGTCCGGGTCACGCTCAACCACAAAATCGGCCCCCACGTAGATCAGGGGGTCTTTGTGGTCCGACGAACGGACCATCAGGGGGCCGATGTACCCAAAGTTGTCAGGTAATGCATAGGTCTTAGTCCCGGGCGCCCCCGGACTCCCCAGAGAAAGCGTCGTGTCGGACATTCGGAACGGCCACGCCGCAAACCGGGACATCTCGTCCATCGCGTCATTGATGGACTGCCGGATGTTTTCCGCATGTGTCGTGTTGGTCCATCTACGCCGACAGTGACGAGCCGTGCGCTTTCCGATCTGTTCAAATGTCAGCAGGGGGGCGGCCATTGGTTAAACCTTTGGGGGGCGGCCAGGACCGCGCCGGGGCGGATCCTCGTCGAAAACCACAATCCCAAGCATAACCCGAATCTTCTCCAGGTTTCTCTGGATCGCCTCGATGACGCCCTGGTCACTCAGGATCGCCTCCAGGTCCTCGGCCCAAAACCACTCGCTGTTGGTCGAGGACTTGACGAGTTCGTTGAAAAACCATATCCCGTTGTCGTCCGGCTTCAAATCCTCGACCACCGCCACTTTACGCCCGTGACACGGAATCCCCAGGATTTTATCCTTCGGATCAAAGGTGTAGGTCACACCGCCCCACCGTTTTGTAAACGGGTCCAGAACGAGCGTTCCCGAACAGGCTACCTCCCGCGTTTCCTCCTCATCCCCAAACTTCAAGGTCACAAGCTTCTTGTGCTGGCACGGGGCTTTTTCAGGATCAAAATTATCGCCCACCTTAAAGACATGGGGGTCCTGGTTCGTGGACTTGGTGCAAGTAGCGGTGCGAGTGCCCGTCCATTCGATGATTCTCCGCTGCATAAGCTTTTCCCCTTATGTGGTGAAGCCCCGGAGGAGCGCACTCCTCCGGGGCCAGAAATGACTCGCGGTTTACTCGTCGTTAAACGTCACCCACAGGTAGGACTGTAGCTTCATCGTGTCCGTCGCCGCTGACAGGTATTTGCGGAACCGGAACCGGACAAATTGAGTGACCGGGTTAGTAACAGCCTTTAGGCGAACCGTTGTCCCGATCACCCTTGCCCCGGAGGAGTCTATGCCAGCGCCCAGGGTGTCGTTCACGACGGGGAAGGGTGCCCAATTTGTCCCGTCATTCGACACGTCCATGTACAGGATCGCCAAGGCAGAGTCCTCAAGGGCCTGCCAGATGTTCATGATCGTCAGGCTGTTGGCCCCACCGACGTTGTAGAAAGCATCGGTCGTGTCGTACTTCTGCGTCGCGCCGGTCAACATTGTGATCGACGTATCCCGGTTGGTCAGGGCGTTCCCCTTCCAGGACAGACGGTAAAGGCGGGTCGTAACTCTGGCCTTGTCCTTTCCCGGAAGGCCCAGGTTGGGATCAAGCGTCTTAGCACTCTGCGCCGTCACGTACTCGACCGTTCCAGCCAGCAGCAGGAGGGCCAGGGTCAGAAGGTAGCAAAACAGCTTCTTCAAGTGGATCACCTCCTCATTAGAACGTGTTGGCGGCGTAGGTCACGACCTCAACGACGCTCTGGTTGTGGTAGGTGTCGTCGGAGGGATCGGGCTGCCAGTCGCCGCGTCTCATTCCCTCGATATTTCTCAGACACCAGGCCGTGTAGTCCCCGTACTCGGTTTCGTTGAGAGGAACGAGCCTGCGCGTCTTTGGGACCTCCGCGTAGTAGAGCGCCCCCCCTCCAAGCAACAGGGCACGCCGCTTCTGCGCATAGTTCTCCCCACCAGCCGCCGCATTTGCGGGCGTGGCAATGAAGTCCTGTCCGGGAACTTCGATGACCAGGATGTCGCCCCAGATACCGGAGGCGCGGGTGAAGACCTGGTGGTTCTTCTCCCCCCTCGGCATCCCGTCCAGCCTGGCCGTCCGCCACTGCGAGTCCATTCGCAGAGACCTGTACTGTAGGGTATGGGAAAGGAGAACCCAGATCGGCTTGTAACCCCGCATCATAACCGGCTGAACACGGTTGTAGACGCAGTAGGACCCAAGCCGCTCCAACAGGTCTACGTTCAGAACGTCCCCCTCACCCACGTTAATGGCGCTGGTGGCCGATCCCGCATAGACGATGTTGGGGTTGGCAATGACCCCTTTGCCCAGGCCGTTGGAGATAGCCGGACTGGACGAGGACGACAGGGCGACATGCGGGCTATACCCGTTGTAGAAGGTGTAGTACGCGTCCACCTCCCACCGCCTGCTCGACCAGTTCTCCAGCGATTGCTTCGTGAGCTTCTTCAGATCGAAGGCCACGCGCTGCTCAGACATATCCCCCTGGAACCCGGCAGCGTTCTTGAGGGTATGAATGAACAGGTGCATGTTTCGGAGGGTCATCGCGGCCTCGCCGGTGTTCGTGTGGATCAGGTACTCCCCCGCAAACCCTGACGTGCTGGTCGCTGACAGCGGCTCCAGCATCGGGTCAACGAGTTCGTCACCGGCCTTGCCGTGAAAGTCCTTCTTGATCGTGATAGGGTACTGCTCCTTGCCCTCACGCCCCGTCTCCGCGAGGTCTTCCTTCGTCTCGTCTCCGACGATGCCCAGGTCTTTCAAGTGCGTGTAGTCGTACGCCTTGTAATGCCGGACACTTTCGGAGTAGCGAACCACGCGGAGAGCCGATCTATTTCCGCTGTGGGTTATGGTCTGCTGCAATGCCATGTGAACTCACATCTCCTTTCGCGTACCGCCCCGCGAAAGGGGGGCGGTTATTCGTCATCCTCGTCGTCGTCACCTTTGATGCTGTCTAAGGTCTTCACGTAGTAGGCGTGAGCCTGTGGGTCTTCCGTGCGTAGCCTGGAAAGCGCCCGCTCCTGAGCCTTGTGGGTCTTGCCATCCATGTTCTTCAGAAACCAATCCTCGACCTGAGCGTCGAGGTCGGCCTCGTTGCGCTTGCCGTCAGGGGACCGCCGTGCCGTGGGCTTCCTGGCTCCAAGATGTCCCATGAGCTTTTCCGCCTCCTCTGCCTTTGCGCGGGCGATGATTTCTTCCCGGAAAATCCTTTCCTCAGCGAGTTCGAGGTCATCCGCGGTGAAGTTGCCGTATTCTCCGGAGGGCTGAACCCGAGTGCGCGCGAAATAAAGGAGTTGGTCCCTCTTGTTCTGGTCCCATCCCCTTCGGTCCTCGTGGGTGAAAAACGTCCCCACAAGGTCGTCATTGGCTCTGGTCCTCTTCGCCTCCAATTCCCCAGCCTTCTGCCGCTGCTGCTCAGTAGTCAGAGTTGTTCGGGCGCGCTGCTCGGCACGTTCCGATGCACGCTCAACAAGGTATTCTTCGTAGGCGTCCATCTTCGCCTGAAAGTCCGGGTCGTAGGGGTCTGGCCGTGCCGGGCGGGGCTTTTCCCCACCTCCGTCGGAGACCCGGAGACGCTTCAGGAGTTTCAATTCCGGCTCATGTTCCTGCCGAAACCGTCGCCCCTCCTCGGCCTCGCGCCGGAGAGCATCGCGCTCCTGTCTGTCCTGAGCCTCAGCCCTTCGGCGTTCATCGCGGTCGGCTATCCTTTTGGCGGCAGCCTCCCGATCCGGGCCACCCCTGACCCCATCACTCGTCGTTTCGCCTCCTCCACTTTCAACGAGTGTCTCTTTCTCCTCCTCTTCCTTCTCGATGTCGGGGGTTTCGGCGCGATAAGAGACGGTCCTGTCCAACCTCAGTCCTGCCATTTGCAGCCTCCTTTTCTCAAGGGTTCCTCGCCGGTGCTACCTGTCGGTGCAGGCACTCTCGTTTGTCCGGCGATGGGTAAGGGCTGTTCCGCGTCCGATACTACCCGGCGGTGCAGGCGGTTACGCGCTCTTCGGTGCGGTTTCAGCCAGAAACGCAAAAGGCCTGGTGGATGGAGAGACAGAGCGGTGATGGCGCTCTGCCCGGTCCATCACACCGGGCCTGACTGCTTGTTGCCCTTCTCCCGAAAAAGGGGGTGAAACTATCGGTTCAGAGGATTGCGCTGGCCAGACGGTACCCACCCGGTTTTACGCATCGTCCCAAAAACGTATGCGTCAGCACTTTTCCCCTTGAGACCCTTTTTCCTGGCCTCTTTCTTCAGCTTGACCTCCATAGTTTTTGACATTGCTCCTACCCGTTCAACGGATTCACACCCCCACCCATCATTCCGTCCATCCCCTTGCCTCCTCCTCCCATCATCTCCATCTCACCCTTGTCGCCCTTGCGTCCCATCGCCTGAAGCGCCTTACGCCCAGCCTCTATGCACTGAGAATGGTCGCTATTCTCCATCATTGAGGCGTCGTACGCCTCCCGAAATGACTCCACTTTGGGGTTGGTCTCGGGATCCTCACCCATCAGCAGGCGGTAGGTATCGGCGTTTTCCGGCATGGCGATTTCAAGGCCGTCAGCCGTGGATTCGCCTTCAGATTCGTCTTTCATCATCCCCTCATCATCCCCACCTATCATCTTTTCGTCCCGATAGCGGTTCATTTACTGGCTCCTGTCGTAAACGTCCATTTCTACGTTCCATATTCGTGTGCTGACCGTGCCCTGCGAGAAAACCGCAACTGCCCCAAGCCTGTCCAGACGCAAAGGAGCTCCAAGATCGCGCAGGGGATTAAATTCGTGAGTGCGTTCCTGAAGACCGCGTAGTCGGGTTTGATCTAAAACTACATACCCGGCGGTCGAATCTTGAACGTCCTCATAAAACGGATAGAACCTCAATTCGTGGTTCGTGGCGTTAATTGTGTCCTGTTCCACAAACCACCGGCTAAGACCAGACCCGAACTTTCCGGTGTAATGCAGGGCTACGGAAGTCTGAGTAGAAGCATCAGATCCGTCAATAATGGTGAGCAGTCCACCAGTTTTTGAGTAGATCGAAACAATACCGCCCAGGGTTGTGTCCGACACTGCCGCCTCGAACCGCAAAAATTTGACGGTCCCGAAAACCGTGTCTGCTCCAGAAAGCCTCAACGTTTCAAAGACGTTAGTGGAATCCGACGCCTTCATGCCGTAGAGCGTGATGTAAGCCGAATCTGATTCACTGTTGGACCGGATTCTGAGCGTATCAGACGTGGTCATGAACGTAAAAACTTTTCGCGTGTCGAGATCCCAAGTTGAGGTCGTTGCGGTGTCCTGCACCACGATATGAATGTCCGTGCCCGTCTTCACGCTGCCGGGATATTGCCGGTCAAGCGTGGGGCGCTCCCGTTTTCGGGGAGTCGCGCCTATGCCCAACAAGGCCGACAGCAACACGATAATGACCAGAGTGCCTCGTCTCATAGCTAAACTCCTGCGCCGACGGGCGGCATTTCAGGCGGAACGACAACCCCGCCGTTTCGTTGTGCTATGGCAGTGTTGATGAGTCGTTTGAATAGGACCGGGTTCTGGAGAAACGGCAGAAAGCCGGGGTCTTCGTTTAGGATGGTTTGTACCAGCTTCGCCCTTTCTTCCATCCCTTTAAAGATTTGGGGATTCTGAATAATGGTCAGGATTTCCGGGTCTTGCTGCGTAGCCTTCTGCGCAGCATCTCCAAGCGCCAGCATCTCATCCCACTTTTTGCGCTCTTCAATATGCTTTTCGGCGTGCTGGTCGCCGTATGCCTCAGCCAACCGCAGTGGTGTCCAGGCTCCGGCCTCAAACAAGACTTGTCCCTTCTTCTGCTTCGTCTCCGGCGGTTCCATTGCGTTAGGCTCGACCTTCATTTCCAGGTCGAACTCTGCTGTGGACAGGTCTTCCAGCAGCATTTCCCCCTCCTCCGTGACGACCGACATCCCCTGCGAGGTCTGCCTCAAATGCAACACGGACGCCTTCCCAAACTCGTCCGTGATTCGCAGGGCGCGGCCATAGACGTAGTTCTTCTGGATGTTCCGAAGGCGGAACATCCCCAACTGCTCTAAACCGCCGATCATGCCGCGCATCCATACCTGAGACGACAGATCCGCCGCTTGCTGAGACGCGATCAGCCCCCGACCCGACATATCATAGGGCGGACGACCGAACTGCACATCATACCGGCCTGCGATTCGATCCAGAATTTGAAGGATTTCCTGCCAGACCGTCAGGATGCCTGTCGGAATCTGAGGGGGCGTATCCCGCTTTACGCGGTCGAGCATGCCGGGGCGGGTTTCGAGCTTCAAGCCGGGTGCACTGCCGGAGTCCTCGATACGCTGCTTCATCTCCGGCGAAAGCGCCGTCTCCTCCCATATCGTCCAGGGATTGTTCGTCAACAGGGCGTTCTCCCCGACGGTTGAGATGAGGGAGTTGATGAGGTCTTGCGGATGGCGCAGGTGGTATATCAACCCAACTGGGAGGTGGAATCCTCGAATTTCTTCCCCCTTCCAGAAGGAGATGGGGATTTCATCGAAATCCGGCAATTCCTCATCCTTAAGAAGGACCCCCTCACACACCATCCCCTTTCTGACCCGGTTCTGGATTCGACTGACAACGTGGTGATAGTCCCGTTCCTCCGGGGGAATCTCGTCCGGGTCATAGTCAACCGGAGTCCAACCTGAAAAGCTCTCAGAATCGGCGCTTTCTGCCTGCGGAGGGGC